GCTCGTCCACATCGGTGACCCTTCCTCGAATCAGGCCACCACTCTTGAATCACAGATGATTCATATGATTCAAGAACTCTTCGGACAGACACTAAGAGCTTACTTTTCGCCGCTTGCGGAGACTGTTTCATTGTCTTGGGCAATCGAGAAAGTTCAGACACAAGAGTAAAAAAGTTGGCCTTATTCCACCACATCGAACCGTCTGGTAGATTCATCGAACTGATGTAACGGCCGGCTGCGTTGATCGCTCCTATGACTTCGTCTCTCTCCGGAAAACTGCTTGCGCGATCTTCAAGGTACTTACGCACCCGATTATTTCGCTGAAAATAGCCCGTCATGTATGTGCACATTATGTTTAGCGTAAACATCAGGGGGACCTTGCGGTCAAACTCAAAACTTGTGAAAATTTCCTTCGACCGCACGAGGTCAGTAAATGGCCCCTCGGCTTGCGAAAGAAGCCAGTCCCATGTTTCCGAATCGATACCAGGATCACGACTGAAGATATTTGCCGGCAATGGCTCCTCACCGTCATTCTCGCTGCCTACCTCACCCAATTCATCGTCGTCTGGCGGCTGTCCGACGATTTCACCGCACAGCACTCTCGCTACGAGCATGAACTCAGAAGCAGAGTATTCGGACGCAAGCTTTTCTATGGCGGACAGTGAATAGTAAGTTCTGTTAAGCCGATAGAATACGTCCTTTAAGCGGGCATCACCCGCATCAAGATCAAAGTCGATCACGGCGACCTCGTATTTGAGAAAATCCTCCCGCTGCTTAGGTGTAAGCTCTCTGAAAGTTTTGCCTTCAAAGTCCAGCTTTCCATCGACAAAGTCGCGTATGGAGTTGAGTCGCTGCTGACCATCAACAACTGCTTGACTAGCTTCCATCGTATCGAGGTCAATCGGCCCTCTCGCAAGAAAAATTTGCGGAAACGGATATCCTTTCATAATTGTGTCTATGAAGTCACGTTTGTGTGCGTCTCGCCAAACGAGGTTTCGCTGAAAATAGGGTGACAGCGTCAAGCGCGAGCTACGCATTGCTGCAACAAGATCAATTATCTCTCTCGATCGCACGGTATACTTGAGATCGTTCTGCATGTTTAGCCTATGAGATCAGATAGCGCCCCATCCTGCTTCGAGCAGAAGGCATACTCATTCATATAGATCGCGAAATTGATGTTCCTGAAGAGTGCCGTATGTTTTCGGCTCAATTGCCCCTGAAATTGAGACCAAAACTGACTGAGGGGTGATTGCGGCATCACATCGACTCGAATCATACCTCGTCTTAGAATCAGCTCCTTGAATTGTTCAATGTACCTCGGACTTCGCCTTCCGAACGGGGTCAGATCGGTGAACGCGCGAGTAGTAGAGACCACATCTACCCAGGCTTTTTGGAATAGTTCAACATCAATACAGGCAACGTCTAGATCGGAGACGCAGGGCTCAAAAAATTTGTCCTTATGAATGCTAAATCCAATTTGACCTGATCCGCAGAAGCTGACTGCGGAATAGGGGATACGGAAAAAGGTTGAGACTTCAGTTCTAATAGCAAACTCTCGGTCTCGCTCCTGGTGAAGGGACGCGGCGCGCTCTTCAATGAAGATACGGCGAGCACGCTGCTCGCGATCACTATATTTCTTGCCGATCATCCGGACGTGTTGCTTCAAATCATCAAGGCTCATATCATTATCGACCCGGACACGCTTGTGCGTTGCGCTGCGTTATACCATTGATTGTGCAATCCTAACCAAACTCGAGAAGAAATTCAAAGACCTGCCAATTGACGTGCGCGACCGGTCCGTTGATGGCCCAACGCGGAGGTCCCGCGATGATGTCCGAGTATGCGCCCGCTGCAGTGGGGATAGCGGACATCAGATGTACCCCGCTCCCGCGGCGCGATAAGTACGCGCCCTAGATGAGGGCCGAGGGCAAAAAAGCCGCCGATCGGGCATGATCGGCGGCTAGGTTGCGGGAGGTCCGTCGTTTTTGAACGGGCGCCTTCCACAGCATCGCGCGGGCGGCGCAGTCTTTCGCCTCCAGAAGCTTGCGCAGGGCAACAGTGCTTTCCGGATTGGGCGGGAGGCTCTTGGCGAGATCCCGCGCCAGGTCGCCAATGGGCTTGCTCACCGCCTGCAAATGCGGCGGCAGATGTTCACAGGCGAAAAACTGCAACAGATTGTTCACTCTTGAATCTCCGGTTTGCCGGGAGCCGCCTGGCGCGGATCAGCGAGGGGAAAAGGTCGAAAACGATCCATGCTGCGCCCAGGCCCATGGCCGAGATCGAGACGATATCGATTGCGCTCATTTGCCGAGATAGACCTTGAAGCCCATCCAGACGGCAGCAACGAAGCCGGCCGCAATCGTACCGACCACGGTTTTAAACGTCAGGCTTTGCGCCTGTTCGACGCTCTTGCGCCATTTGCGGAGGTGTTGGAAATCCGCCCGGATTTCTTTCGGGTCATCATCCTCGTGGATTCCGAACTTCACCAGCACCGCGGCAACCGCCTCGTGGGCGACGGCCTTAACGTGCTCTTGCTGTTCGGCGAGGACTTCCTTGATTACCGAACGCACTTCCGCATGATCGAGAGACATCGGCCCCGCCTATTTCGGTTTGAGGATCGCGTAACTTTTGCGAACGCTTTCGTACCAGCCGGCCGAAGCAACCAAGCGCGCGTTTGCTTCGATCAGCGCGGTTTGCGTGAGGCGCAGCGCGGCCCGCGCGTCCTGCCCCTTCTGGAGAGCGGGAAGCGGGACCGGCTGCATCAGCCTGTCAGGGACTGGCGGGAGATCGCGCGCGACGGGCGCCGGCGCGGATGGGGGCGGCGCTGTTGCGCATCCCGCGAAGGTTGCGCAAATCGCCATCGTCAAGAACGCAAGCGGGGACCGCTTGAAGCGAGGCAATATACCCCGTGTCGGATTCGTGTTGAGCATTGGCGGCCGCCTCAATTTGCTTTGCGCGTTCCGCCTCATCCGCCAGTGATTTGCGGGCGCTATCAAGATCCGCCTGTTTACTCGCCAAAGTTGTTCGCAGGATATCCAGCGTTTCCCGCTCATGGGCGACCCGGAAGCCCAACAGAAACGCAATCATCAGCGCGACCAGGGGGCGCGACCAGGCGCGCCGCCTCGATGTAAGGCACGACCCGAGGCCCGATCACGGGCACGTATTTCAACGGGGCATAGCCGAAGAACAGCCCGGCGAGCAGCAACAGGCCATCGAACCAAAGCGCCGGCTTCGACGTGGCGATGGTCCAAAAGATATCAGACAGCATTATGTAACCTCCTTGAGCTTGGCGTTTTTCCAGATCGAATAAATCGTGAGGCCGACACCGATCACCGCGCACGCGAGCAGCACGTATTTCATGACCGAAAGCGTGTCGGAGAACGGGGACAGCTGATCTTGAATTTGCTGCACCGTCGCCGCGCCGGCGGACGTCGCCGCCGTTGTCGCGGTCGCGGTCGAAGGACTGACCGCCGGCGGGGCGATATCGGTTGCGGGCGCCTTCGCGCCGCCTTCCGCCGCGCTCACATGCGGTTGCGGTTCGTGACCGTGGCGGGACGCCATCGCCCGGGCGATGGACTCGACGTCATCGACGCGGTTCAACCAGCCGTCGCCGAAGGTCTTGAAGGTCTTAAGCCGGCGCATGAAAGCGCGCCGCTGATCGCAAATCGACTTGATAACTTCGTGCGGGTTGGCCTCGCTCGCGGCGAGCAAGGTATGGTCGCCAATCTGGCCATCATCCGCGACGCCGAGGGCGCGCTGCAGCCACTTTGCGGACTGCACAACACCCGAATTGATCGCGCCGTCAAAGACGCAATAGTCGACGCCGGCCGGCAGGTCATCGGCGCGCGGAGGCGACCAATACCACGAATGATAAATGTCGTCCCGCTCCGCCGGCGTCATCAGCCGGACGTCTTGCGGCTCCAGACCGCGCCGACGCCGATAGACATCATAATTCCGCTTCGTGACGCCCCACATGGTCGGGCCGCCAGGATCTTTCGGGTGATTTGAATACCGCCCTTCGTGACCGATGACCCGCCTTTGACAAGGCGGAAAATTCTCAGCGACCATTGTTCACCCCATGAAAAAAACCGCCCTCTCGGGCGGTCACTTCAGAATCTGAGTATTTTGTTTTGGCCCCGACAACGGGCGCATTCCCTCTTGGCTTTCACCTAACGATCTGCAGAGCCGTGCAGGAAAGCCACATCCAGCGGGCGAAACATTCCGAAGTGATCAGAAGCCATTCTTAACAATTGATCGCCCACTAGTTGTGCGGTACCTTAACCGCTGGTAATGGCTGGGGAAATTTCAATTGCTAGTTGTGACTCGTGCCGCGGCGCTTGTCGCCGCGCTGTTCGGATTCTATTTTTTCCTCACACAACAGAACGTCTTCGCTTCTTTCGGCGCCATGCTGATCGGAAGCTGCGCGCTCCTGATTGCTATCCCTCGTCTTAGATAATCCGCAGGATGTAGTTGCAAAGGATGGTCGGTTGCGCGTTGTTGTGCGACGCGCCGCCGGTGTTGTTTGACGAGACGCTCGCCGAACCGCTGGAATTGATAGAAAGAGAACTCTGTGTGCCCCAGCTTCCACCTTGGGCGCACGGCAAGCCGTAAATGCCGGAAGATCCCGCAAATGTACCGTTGGTGAAGCTGCCCGAGGCCACGTAGGGAACAGGACCGTTGAAACTTCCCGTTCCGCTCACGGAAGCGCTTCCGGCCGACGTGATCGTGGGAATTTCGCCAGCGCCCAGCGTGCGAGCACCTTCGCCGTTCGCATATCCGAACGTGAAGCGCCCCGCCGCCAATAGACAGTGACCGTCAGCGAGGCGCGCCGCGTCGCCCCCGCCCATATTGTCAGGCGTGGCAGAGACGCGCCCGCGCTTGTCGGGGACGTTGAACGTGGTCGAACCATCACCGGCGCCAAACGTCGTCCCCAGCGCGCGAAGGCCCGCGAATAGACGGTTCGCGAGATCGCTTGCCCCGCCGGCAAAATGAATGCGCTGTTCGGCGTGACCGTATCCCAATAGTCCATACCGCCCAGGAACGGCACCGCGTAGGGGCTGGACATGAAGCCGTGCACGTACCAAACGCCGTCCGAGTTGTTATAGCGCGCGGTGTAGGGCGTGCCCTGGATCAGCTCGCCGCCGATGAAATCGACGCCAGGAGACGGCCGCAAGCCCTTGAGGCCGAACCCATCGACGTTCAACTGACAGGCGCTCGTTGACGTGGTATGCGGCGAAAAGGCGATCATCTGCCCGTCCATGTGGGAAGCGAGTCGAACCCTTGATAACTCATGACCGTGTAGGCATTGACCGAGCCGCCGGTAACGATCGCGCCGGCGATGTCGTCGCGGAATTTGGCGACCGCCGCCATCAGGCCGCGCGTGCCATCGTTCACCGCGGACGGCGCCATGCCCTCCGGAAACGGACAGGTGATATCAGCGGTCGCGTTGTTCGCGGCAGTCTGAGACCAGTGGTAAAGCGTCATCGTTTAGCCCCCGAGTGAAAACGGCGCGGTTTGGCCGAAGTAGTTCGGCCGCTGCGGAAGTAGGTTCGAGATGGTCGGAACGGCCGCCATCTGTGCGATTGCGGATGGATCGAGCGTAGGAGCCGCCCGGCGTGGAGCCGCGGCCTGCTGTTGAGGTTGCGGCGGTTGATCCTGCGAAGGCGCCGGCGCACTGGCGGCCGCCTGTGGTCCGGCGATCGACATAGGAGCCGCGCCCGCGCCCATTTTCCGATCTGCCCAGGCCGCAAGCTGGCCCGACGTGTAGCCGGCGAGCGTCGGATTGGCTTTTGCGAAGCCCTGCCCGAGCACTGCGGCCGCTGGCGTAGACGGATCGGCGTTGAGGATTCCGACAGCTCCTTGCGGACCGGCGAAATGCGAGAGATATTGCGTCCCCGCTGTAACCGGGAGCCCGTTGCGCTTCAGAATGCCGGCGTTGTCCGCGGCATAGGCCGCGGTCATTTGGGCTGAAAGGGTTGGATCGGACTTGAGCGAGAGGATTTCAGCATCGGACTTGCCGGCGGCAATATCGGGCCGATGCTGGCGAATCATCGAGAGCCAAGTGCCGTTGATGAACCCATCCGGCCCCGATGCAGACGAAAGAGCATTGTGGGCGTTCGGGTTGCCGCTGGATTCCGCACCCTCAACCATATCGACATAGGAAGCCATGCTTTGCGCCCGCTAATTTGGATTTGCATTGCCCTGTACGCGCTCGCGATGAGCGGCGTTAGCTACGCCGCCCATCAGATCGTCGGAACGTTTGGTGTGATCGGCGGCCTTGTGACCATCGCCGCGATGTACGGCGCGGCGTGCTACTCGGAACGCCGCTTCTGATTGGTCTGGACAATTGCCGCCTGACTGCGGACGCCAGACGCGAGCGCAAAACGCGGATCGACCGGCCGCCTTGCCTGCGGCCCATAGAGCAATTCCGTTGCCTGCCGCGCCTTAGTCGCGTTGCCGATCGCCGTTAGCCCCTTATCCGCCACATAGGCGACGCCAGCGCCAGGCAAGCCGCCGTGCGTCAGGCCGAGCAGCGGCAACAGCGTATGCCGCAGACCGCTTGCCATCTTCGCCAGCATCGACGCCGTCCCGGACGGGTTCGTGGTGCCCTTGACCGGGATCATTTGCTTGTAGACCGCGGCAAGCTTGCGCATCAGATCCAGCTCTTGCGGCGTATAGAGCGCCTTCGCCAGTTGCGAGCCGCTTTCGTTCAGAAACTCATGCATGCGTTGCGACAGCGCTTGCGCCTCCAACTGGATCTTTCCTTCGCCGGCGCTGGTCAATTTCTCGAACATGCCTTGGCGAACCGCCGTCCACCCTTCCGGCCCGAGCCGCTGTTTGAGCTCCATCGCGAGCGGCACCGCCTCCGCGCCGTTGCCCTTGCCGGTTGCCCCGAACAGCTTGTTAATCAGATCGTTCGGAGATCCGCCCTTTGTGACCTTCTCAATTGCAGGAGACATCGACGGCGCAGCGGCGAACGTAGAGCGCAGCCGGCTGGCATGCTGCGCCAGGCTCGCGCGCTCTTGCGGCGAGAACACCGTTTGAGCCAGAAGCTTGCCCTTGGTGCCGTTCAGAAACTCTTCAATGCGCCCCGCCGCCTTTTCCGGATCGCCGGCCGTCAGTTGCCCGAAAAGCCCCTGTTTGTAGGTCGCGAACTCCGCCGAATCGCGGCCGAAAATCGAGGCGATCCGCTGCGCAATCTGTACCGGCATCTGACCGCCAGGAGACGAGCCCGAGCCATAGGCGAGCTTAACGACCGTGTCCGGCGTCGCCTTGGTGTCGGAAAACTTGCCGAGGATCTTTTCGACCGCGGCGCCGACCTCATCGCCCGAGCCGCGCTTGGCAAACTTCGCCTTGTAGTCCGCGAAGGATGCCCGCACCTCTTGCTGCATGCGCAGCACCGCCGGACCGTCCCCCGAAAACTTGCCGTCCGCGATCATCTGTGCAACGCGCGCGTCAAACTGATCTTGGATGTGTTCGAGCGCGTGGAGATCGGCCCCGCTGCCGCCGGCGAGCATGGCGCGCCGCGCGTCGCCGTAGAGCGTCGAAAGCTGTTTGCGGACCTGTTCGACGTCCCGCATGGTGAAGCCCGAGCCAGGCGCTTGCGCCGCCGCTGCGGCCTTCGGCGCGGGCTTGGGCGCCTCGGTGCGGCCGACGCCGGCCGCGTCCTCTTGTTCGAGTTGCGCCAGGGCGTGCTCAACGGCGTCGTCAGGGTGCATCCCCTCCTTCGCCATCAAGTGAACGGCACGCTCCCGGACGTCTGGCCCAAGCTCACCATGGCCGGCGGCCGCCAGATCGTCATGGAAGCCCTGAATATGGGCGGCCTGTTCGTGCTGTTCGCGCTCCGAGAGCGCGACCTTATCGCGCTTGTTCTGATACCCTTCGAACCCTTCCGGGTACCGCTTTTGCCCGCGCAATTCCGCGTCGATCGCGTCGAGGAAATCCGCCGGCGTTGACGTGGCGCCGTTCTGACCGCGCAGATAGCCGGCTTCCTCAGCCGCTTCCCGCATGCGGTCATCCTCCGCGTCGCACTGCTGGCGAAACCACTTGGCCGCGCTGGTCAACATCTCGTTGACCTTCACCTTGCCTTGCGTGCGTGGCAGAAACTGCACCTCTTGCCGGTTCGCGACCTCTTGGCCGGCGACGCTATCGACGGAAACGCCGATCCGGTTGAAGATGACAACCGGCCGGTTCATTTCCTCCAGGAGCTTCTTATCTTCCTCCTTGAGTTGGTCGCCGGCCTCGAACGCGTAATCTTCGCGCGCTTCGTCGCGCCACTTGGTTTGCCCGTGGCTGTGATAGTCCTTGAGGAACCAGCGCTTGACCTTGTCGAAGATCGCATCACCGTTATCGACAGCCTCCCGCGCGGTGCCCTCGCGCGCGCCCGCATCAGCGGCGTCCCGATTATTCTCGCTCATGAAAACCTTTCGGGATCAGCGGCAGTCGATGAACTTTGGGTGCCGCTTCATTTTTCCGGCAGTAGTCCTGCCTATTGAGAGAGCTAGAAGCCGCGCCGCGCGAACGCAGGCACGATCGCCGCAAAAGATCGATCCTCAGCGGTGCGGCACTGAGCTGCGAATACGTTGATTTACTTCCGCTTTCTGCAACCACCGGACAGGCCCGGCCTACTGCTGGCTCAACCTGTCGCGAATGACCCTGAGCCGGCATACTTGCGGCGAGGCCACCTCGTAGTTAACGGGACTCGACTCTGGCGGGTTTACCGGTTATAGTACAACCCATGCCTGATCTTGGTCATACTTGGACTGACGTGTTTCAGCGGCCAAGCACCGTCTGGTGGACTTGGCAGGCGGGTGAGCAGCAGCATTATTGGGGTTATTCATTCCGACCCCTTCAGGCAAACGAACGCCATTGCGAGATCATCAGCCACTTCACCAGCGTCGACAACAACCAGCAGCATACCGAGCATTTTCTAGTGAGGGTCGATGACGGCAATAACTATCGCCTGAGCGCAAGCTGGGTGGTCGGAACATGAAACTCACTGCGCTTTACGATGCGGAAGGCACTATCATCGCCGGGGTCTTTCAACCCACCGGTCAGTATGATCGCCCGGTGCCGGTTCCGGTTGCTTCCGATCGCAACTCCTCGGTGGGCACATTTGACATCCCGGCGTCTGCCTCAAAGCTGAGCCTGGAAGACTTATGCCTTTCGTTTCGAGTAGACCATGCTTCGAAGAGTCTCTTGGCGCGGTGATTTGCGCCATCGGCGAATAGCGGACACTGCTTAGGTGTACCGTCAGGCCGCCTCCCATGATCCGCCTCCCGAGCGACCGCGCGATCCGGAATAGGGTTTCCGATCAGGCTTGCGGCCCGGCGGTTCGTCGTAAACGATGCACATCAGCCCGAACGCGTCGGCATCGTGCGAACTCCAGTCATGTTCGGGACCGAGGCCAACGTTACGCTCATCGGTGGAGCGCTTTTCGTGGTACCAGCCGAGGCTTTCCCGACCGTCCGCGGTCGTCGCCTCGTTGAAGAACACCCGGTTAAGGACGCGGCGCGCCGTCTGTACACGCGCCATTGCGGCGCCGGTGCCTTGGTTCGGGATGACAATCACATCCCACTCACCGTTGGCCCCAGCGTCGCGGAGAGCGCTTTCGTATGACGTCGCATGGACCTTGTCGCCCTGCGCTCCGTCATGCGGGAGATAGATCGTTGCGCCCTTGTTGAACTTCTTTTCGCGCAACCACTCGACATAGTAGGACAGCGGTTGACCCTGCGCCGTCATATGATCGAGCACGTTGATTTTCTGAGCGATGAATTGCGCCGCCCAGATCGAGCCAGCATCGGCCCGCGCGCCGGTCCCGCCGATATCGAAGAACAGCTTGACGCTCATCAGCGGATCGCGCGGAACGAACCCGATGCGCGGAGGATTGCCGCTTTTCGCCTCCGCGAGTTGCTTCGCGTAATAGGCGCCCTCGACCACGCTAATGAATCCGCGCCGTGGTCACAGCTCAGTCGCCCCCACCGATCGCGCGCTTGAGGAAGCCCCGCAGATCCGCAGCCTTTGCCGTAAGATCGCCCTTCCGACGCTTCCGCCTCACCAGCTTGCGCTTGACCGTTGCAGCAACGCCGGCGAAACGTTTCCTGAAACGTTTCCTGAAACGTTTCATGGCCGTTTCATTCCTCGTTTCCAGTCGCGGCGACGAGCTCGATGCGCGTAACCTTGTGCTCAATCGGCTTATCGCCGCCGGAAAGGATCTGTTCGACCTTGTCGCCGTACTTTTTCGGCGCCATTCGAGCCATCAGCCATTTACGAGTGTCGACGCGCAGCCGAGAGAGCGCGATTACGTCATGGTCCGTCACCGTGCGGCCGTCGACCTCGAACGTGTCATTCCGGCCGTCGTCGGCAATCTCAAGGATTTCTTCCGCAAAGGCGTCGGCTCGAGCAGCCGTCGCGCGCGCGTATTGCTCCGAGAAGTTGCTATGCCTCTGAAGCCAAAGGAAACCCGCACTATGCGCCGGTTGATTACCGCGAAGTACGCGAACGCCACGAGCGGGCCGAAGCCGAGGCGGGCCGCTGGTTCAATGATCTGACCAAGCCACAACTCGCCCGCTACAACGCGCGCCTTTCCGCTGCGGCAGCCTACCGCAACACGCCCCGATGGGACCGCGAGCGCGAGGCGGCGCACCGCGAATTTACCGAAAGCACTGAGGACGCCGCGAAGGTTGCCGACATGGTCGTGGGCGATCTGCTGGCGATCGGCGAGATTTCCGAAGCCACCGCCTACGCATTCGATGAATGCTTGGTGCGCCAGACGATGGCCGAGGCCGCGGAGTAACGGCCGTGGCGACTGGAAATTGCGGTTGCTGCGACCGGCGCGACGTCCCCGGCTCAGTGGTGAATTGTCCCGGCGAGCCGTTCGATTGCTTCATCTGCCAAGGCGACAGCTACCCCGACCCCTACGGTGAAACGGATGACCGCGTGGTGCCGTGCGAAGCATGCGGCACCGAGGGCGAGCTTATCCATTGGACCCGGTCGCTCGATACCTACGGCAATCCCCTTGAGCACTCCACCCGTTGCCCTTGGTGCGAAGGCACCGGCGGCGAGGTGATCAAGATGCAGCCCATCACCTTGGAAGACCTGGACCAGGAGCAAGCCTAATGTCCGCTGTTGTTGAAGCCACCCCGGAGCCGAAGCCGCGCGGCCGAGCCGTCGCCGTCGCTTCTCCTACGCCGCTCGACATCGTGCAAGCCGCGCTGAAAAGCGGCAGCGTCGAAATCTACAAGGAGGCCGTTGCGCTCGCGAAGGAGTTGAAGGCGATGGCCGCGCGCGAGGCGTTCGATAACGCCATGGCTGACGCCAAGGCTAAGATTCCGCCGATCCGGAAGAACCGCCGAGTTCATTTCGAGTCCCGCAAACAGGGCGCGGCCGATACCGATTACATGCATGAGGACTTGGCCGAGATCGCGCGCACGGTCGACCCGATCTTGAGCGAATTTGGCTTGCCGCCTTTGCCAGCGCCGCCGCGATCTCGCGCAGCAGCACCTCGATGACCATCGCGAGCTCGCTCCTTTGAGCTGCACGCAGTTCGACGCACG